ATTCGCGAACGCGGCTTCAAGGCTGTCCGTCTGGCTCAAGATCGCGTTGAAAAACGCATCCGAGGAAATCTTGCCTTCAATCACAAGCTGACGCAGCCGACCTACTGAGCCGCTCGCCGCGTCAATACCTTCTGCCGCCGCGAGCGCGATAGGAAACGCGCCCTCAAGAATGCTGTTGAATTCTTCCGCCCGAACAGTCCCGCTTGCCATGGCCTGCGAAAGCTGCAAAAGTGCGCCGGAGGCTTCTGTTGCGGACGTGCCGCTTTGCGCCAATGCCAGCCCCACATTTTCAGAAAAGCGCAGAACCTCTTGTTGCGAGGCCCCAAGGTCACGCCCAGCAATGCTGATGCGTTGATAGAGCTTGGCTGTCGCCTCAAGAGGAGCGCGCGTCCGGCTGGCAACATCCGCAATCGCCTGGATCGTCGCAGCCGCCTGATCAGCGCTTTGCCCCATGGACCGCATGATGTTGGTCATCTGCGTGTAAGACTGAGCGGCCCGATTAACTGCGCGCACTGAAGCAGCAGCACCGACGAGCGCCGCCAAGGACTTGGCCGCAGCAGTTACGCCAGCCGCCATGCCGCGAGAAGACCGCTCCACACCTTGCGCGGCGCCTTCAACACGCTTGCCCGTCGCGACAAAGCGGTCCATCTCATTGCCAGTCTTTTTAAGCGGACGTGAATCAACGTCCATGCCGAGTTCGACAATATCCATGCGATATCCTTGATTGAGCGGGGCCGAAAGGTTAGCTTTGAAAGCTGTCCAGCCGGGAGATTTGAGATGGCAGAAAAGGTGACGGCAGGCGGCCTGATAGGCGCAATGGTCTTTCTTTCGGCCTCAATCGGATTTGCTTATGTTGCGACCCAAGTGGCGCGTGAGCCGGGCACGTGCGGCTCCGAACCCATGGCATTCATCATGAGCCAGGCCCCGGTTTCCGACATGCTCAAATCCCCGGCGACGGCAGAGTTTCCGTCGAGCAATGCGCCCGGCGTGTCGATCCAGCGCATAGAGGATTGCAAGTTTAGAGTTTCGGCGTTCGTTGATAGCGAAAACGGCTTTGGTGCCATGATCCGCAGTCCTTACACCGCCGAATTGATCCATAACAAAGAAGGCGGGGGCTGGGCTGTCACCAGCCTGTCTATTCAGTAGGCCCTTCCCCCGCCTGCTCCATCGGCTCGATCCCGAACAGCTTGCAGCCCGTCCGGTATCCCGCGACATAGGCTTGCGCCATGTCGTATAGCTGCTCGATCTCCCAAGGCTCCGACACGCGCCGGGTGCCTCGGGAAAACTCCATGATCTCCGGCCAATCCACCGGGCGCAGACCGCCCATATCACTCTGACGTGTCGGCCCGAGACGCTGCATTGCCTCGAACAGATAGCCCCCCGGCGACAAGCTCGGCATCCGGGGGGTCTTGCCCTGCTTTTGCAGCGCCTCCATGCGCGTGCAGTCCCACTTGACCTTCCAGTCACCGTGTTCGGGCACGCCGTGCCAGAACCCGTATTGCCGGGCAGCGAGGATCAGCCGCTCGAGGTTTTCCCGAAAAAACGGCTACCGTCCTCCGCCGCTTTGATAACCTGCTGCGCAAACGGCTCGTTGGCCATCTCGAATTTCGGCACGTCGATCATCTCGCCGCCCTCACCCTTGATGCTCTGCATGATCGGGCTGCCGGCGCCGTCCTTGACCACGCGCATTTCGGGGAATGTCGAGTCCAGCACCTTGCGGATCATGCCGGGATCATCACCTACGGCCTGCCCCGAATGGGTCATCGCGTCGTCGGCGCGGATGATGTACTTCATGGCGTTGTCGATCAGGTTCTCGTGCAGGCGCTCCATTGCCGCATCCTGATCGTCTCCGTCCTCAGCAGCCTGCTTCGCCTCGCGCTGCATCTCGGCCAGCCGGGATTGAACACTGCGAGCCGCAAGACCGCGCACGTAGAAGCCGGGCGCTTCCTTGCCCTTGGCGAAGGGTTCGCCGGTGTAGGGGTGCTTCAGGGCGACGAAAACCCCTTCCTCGGCCTGTTTGCGGCCATCGAATGCACTCATGTCCATGTCTGGTATCCTTGTGGTCTCGGGGTTTCAGTTGATGGTTTCTGTTTTTCATATGCGCGACCGTGGTTCCGGTGATACCCTAGAACCCTTTCAGCGGCTTTTCGTGCCGCAATAGCTTCAAACTTGGTCCTGTACATGCCGAGATAAATCTCCCCATTGGCGTGCCCAATTCTTGCACTCCAACGCGATTTTCTGTCATCCCAACTTACGCCAAAGCATTCGGCGTCTTGCTTCCTTCGCCGGGCCGAATATCTGCTTAGGGTTTTTCTCGACCTGTTTCTGCTGTTTTCACAGCTACTCACATCTCTCAAATTTTGAATGCGATTATCCACGGTGTTTCCGTTTATGTGGTCAATCTGACCTTCTGGCCAGTTTCCATAGAAAATAGCCCAAGCTATGCGGTGAGCTTCCAGCATCCTACCGCGAACCTTGCCGATCAAATAGCGCCTATCGCTGGCGGTTATAGCCTGTTTGCCAGCGTATTTTGCGTTCCACATCTGGCATACGCGTTCCGCGCTATGGAATTTAGACGGCTCAAAAAGATAGACCGAGCAATAACGCCAAAACAGTTTGCCCGTCTCCGGCTCATACCTAAGCAGTTGACGCAGTTCGTCTGGTGTGGGTATCTCTCGTTTAGCCATTGCGACCTCCTGACAGGTTGGCTTTGGTTAGGCCCGGCTCGGTGTTTCCAGCACCTCGTCGGGTCGCTTATTTATACCTCAAAAATTATTGTGGGGCGAGAAAAATAAGGTGAAACCAAGCCTTATGATCCTCGCCCCTAGCCCTCGGGACGTGAGGGATTAGCTGCCGTCAGACTTCGTGAACAGCGTGATCGGCCGGAACTCGAAAGACTCGCCTTTGTAGGCGTCGGGCTCACGGGAAGATTGCAGCACCGAACCGATGACGCCTTGGACGTAGTACACGTCGCCGTCCGGGTCCGTGATCTCAAGCGTGTGCTCGGTAGTGCCGTTCTCCCCCGTGCGGACGATCCCCTGCCCCGCGTCATCGCGGTCATAGACGTAGGGGACCGTGAACGGTGCCACGACCTTAGAGCCGTTGTAATGTTGCGTCACGCCGTTTTTGAGCAGCGTCACGGTGCCCGCGTTCGAGGTGTTGCCCGTTTCGGGGGTCGAAATGACTTTGCCGATCTCGGTGGTGGAAATCGCGCCGTAGTCCGACGCATCTTCGGTTGCCGGGACGCTCGCCGCGATTGCGACGGTTACGCCTACGAGCGAGGTGGGTGCATCTGCCATAATGGCCTCCTATGCTTGGGGTGTTGTCCGGGCCATAACCCTCAGCGGGGAAGGCAGCCGCCCGGAAGCCGCCTATTCTGGTGTTAGTCAGCCGTGGCGCGGTAAAAAACCGCCACCGGCACGCGGTAGTCTGTTTCTGTCGGGAAGCCGCCCCGGATATCGGCGGGGCGGCGGATGACGATCTCGCCGTCGGTGATCGCGATGCGCTGGCCTTCTGGGAACAGTGCCGCCACCGCGTCGGCATAGTCGAGTGCCGCGTCCTCACCGCCACCTTGATCCACCACCACCACGGCGTTGAACTGGCCGGTCTCGGCGTCGATCTCATTTCCCTTGAGCGTGCCGCCCTCGCGGACAAGCCCGGTGAAGGACGTGTCGAAATAGGGACGTGCGCCGCTGTATTCGACGTTGGGCCATGCTGCGCCGGGTCCGATTGCCCCACCCGCAAGCCGGGATTTCAGGGCGTTGCGAATATCCTTGGTTTTCATGGTATCTGCGCCTTCGCCCTGATCGTTGCCGCTTTGACGTAGCCCTCCCACTTCGCCGCCGCGCCATCGCGCCAGAAGGTGCCGGGATAGGTGCCCCAGCCGTAGTGTATGCGCCGCGCATAGGGGGCCAGCGTGCCGCCCCATGCGAACCTGATGCGATCACCCGGTTGCAGCGCCCCGATTGCCATCACATAGCTATCCTCACCGGTCGCGCTGAGCGCAGTTGAACCGAATAGCGTTGATTGGAGAGATGACGCCAGCGCGCCGATGTCCTTTGGAATGGTGCCGCGCTGAGGTGTCCCGCCGCGGGCTATCCCCGGAACGATCTCGATATCCCTGAGCATGTCATTAGTGCTTTGGCGTAGGATTGCCGTCTGCCTACGCTCTACTTTAGCAGCCCACGCACTTAACGTGGCGAATGTGTAGCGGGTCACGCCGCCCGCGCCTCCTGAGCCGCCTGCGCGATCCAGTCAATATCGGGCCGTTTTTGGCACCGACACTGTATGATTTCCTCTGCCGGTGCGCCCAGCGACCGATCACCGGGATACATGAGTTGGTATCCGTTACCGCTCACGAATGGATCGCCTTGCCGCCTTACCTGCCCATCCATCGCGCGGTGACTGTCGCGGGTGGCGCTATCATTCGCTGCATCCCACTTCGCTTTAACGTTCTGCCGG